GCAGCGATGTCGGTAAGCTCGCTATCCATTAACGCCCCCGCTGCCGTTACGTTCGCCGCATCGGTTACGTCTGCACTAGTTTCTATGGTGTCGAGTTTCGATCCGTCTGTTGCGACGCCGCGGCCATCAACTAGACCATCTTTCAGCAGCACACTGTCAATTGTGACCCCCGCCGCTGCGGTCGTCTCGTCAATCGTGTCGGCGGTAATCTTGTCCCCAGCCGTCACAACAAGATCAGTCCCGCCCGTAGAGTTGCCCACTGCCAATATCTCTGCAAGAGTATCGTAAGCGGTGGCAGCATCTACAACGTTAGTACCATCACAAAAAACAATAGTAGTCTGGCCGTCGGCAATAGCTACGCCAGTACCTGCGGAAGTCTTTACTGTAATCTGCTGCCCAGTATCGTTACGTACAAAGTAGATTTTCGACGCGTCTGGACAAATGAGCTCGCCCGCGCCCGACAAATCAGTAGTCGTGTCTGTAAGATTCAGAATGGCGTTACGAGACTCTGCGGTAGTGCCATTGGCTTCAGTAAGCGTGTGTGCATCCGCAGCCCAAGTGTCGATAGTGACGTAGCCCGCAATGGCCTCTTCAATCATGGCCGTGATGTTGTCATTAACGACATCGCCCCACGTACCGTCGAGCTCTCCGGTAGTAGGCTGGGCGAGTTTTAGCAGGTTTGTATACTGAGTGGCCATGTTCTACCTATGAGATTCGTATAATGGCGGTTGTAGACGCCGCGCTAGGAAATTGGACAGTGAAGTCGGCGGCGCTAACCGATTGGTCGTCGCCAAAATCAACCGTAGCAACTGCTGGATTGCCGGCGGCTTCTTTGTATATAAGCGCTCCGCGCGCACTAAACGTAGCCGCGCTCCACGTTACGTCTGCGAAATCCGCGTAAGCAACGCCATTAGCTGCGCTAGTTCCGTTTACCGTTAGCGTCTCGCCTCCAGCGGTATATCCCGTACCACTAACCTCATTATCAGTAAAGTAAGCGGTGGTGTTTTCATTAAGCGTCGCTGACGAATCGTACAGCGCGATTTTGAACGTCTGTGCAGTATCACTGCTCAAATCCATCTCCCCATCAAGAAGGGCCTGAAGGAACGACGTGCATAATTTTGTTGCGATAGCCATTACTGGACCGCCTCTCTATACTGGCCAGAGCGGTACGCATCGCGCCGTAATTTGCCGTCGCCAAGTTGTTTCAACAGCGCGATCGACTGGAGATACATTTTCTCGTAGTTCTGAATGATGTCCGGCTCTTCTTTCATGAACCTTGCGGCTTCAAGCAGCACACCGTTGAGTAGCGCAGAATCAAAATTATCCCCAAGCCACGTTGTGCCTGCGGTAACAATGGACTCTGGATAGTACCCATAACTCACAACCAAATCGTACGCGTCGTCTGGTGTAGGCCCCAACGTAATTTCATACGCCTCATTAATAGCGTAGTAGGCCGGGAGCCCGGTCGTGGCGACAGCAGGATACGCTTCACGGATAAAATTCTGATCTTTGTTTACGAGGTATGTGTAATCGTCGTCGCCGTCAACAACAGCCAAACTAAACATGTAGAGAAAGTCTGAAGGCAGTGTGACGGTAGCTGTAGCGGCAACTGTAGCAAGCGTATCTGTCTTGCGGATGTCAGGAAACTGAACCGTATTATATATGCGCTGCTCAACCTGCTGAGTAAACAAGTCGAGCTGAGAGTCAGTGAACGTCTGCTCACAGATATCTTGTACGTTGGTCTTAAGGTCTGTGTAATCCATCAGTTCACCGATACTGTAACTGTAACTGTACCCACGTCAGCTATCGCAAGCAAAGAAGTTACAGGATAAGTCAGTCCTCGGCTTGCGGCAAGCTCCGCGCTGTCCGGCCGGGCGTCCCGTAGCGCTTGCGGGTCATCTACCGGCTGAGACCCCAAAAAGTTTTGCGGGTGGTCTTCACTCCAACATGTCGGGCATGCCTTAATGTGCGTATTTCGGCCCCGGGAATACTCATAGCGGAGCCGCTGTAGCTTGTATGTAAAGCCACAAATGTCACATATGCCAAGCGCATGTTTTCCGGAAGCGAAGCCGCTCATATACGCCCGACTTTTGGTATGAATTTAACAGTCGACTTAACCCGGTCTTCCGCCGCGGCCAGCGCAAACTGCTCATCATAGTCAGCCTTTAGCCGGCCTACGCGCGGTTCAAGCTCGGGGGTTTTTGCAGCAAGGTAGTACGCCAGCCCAGAGATAAGCGCCGGAATAAACCGAAACGGCATGTCCGCAGTCTCTGCGCCGCGACCCGCGTCTTCAATACGACGCAAGCGCCAGTAATACAGTGTGTAGTTGTTGTCAGGCGGGATAGGCCAGACGTGCACTTGCGGTTGCGCCCCTTGGCGGTTTATCCACAGCTGGATGGGCCTACCGGTCACATTCTTGTTTGTGATTGACGCCCATACGCTAGGGCTGACTCGCTCGACCGTAATATCCGCCTGCGACGTGCCTGTACCAGTACGGACAACCTGCTCAAGTAGATCAATAGTGTCCGCAGGCAGCGTATATGTCTGGGTATCAGCCAACAAAGGCACGCTGCCCTCGTCAACAGTCCACAGATTTATCCCCCGGTTTGCCCACTCGATAGTGAGCAGGTTCATAGACCTACGTGCAGTACGTAGGTCATACCCAGAGCGCATCTCTTTACCCGCGCGTTCCCAAGCCTCTTCAGCAATCTCTATGAAGTTAGGAGCAAAGGCCGTAGTACCAGATGTAGGCATAGCCTGTCCCTTTAGCCATAGAAAATGGTCGCGCCGGCAATGTTCGTAGCCGCGCTGACAACAATGGAGTCCGCTGCCAATACGCCTTCGCCCGGAAGCATCACGTCAATTGTGCTGCCAGAAGTCACGTCTAGGTCAACAAGCGTAGCGCCGCCGCTCCCATCAGTGATAGTAAGCCGCCCCGCGCCACCACTAGCCGTTGCTACAATGCCTTTGATGCGCGCAGGAGCTTGGATAGACGGCGTGCTTGCCGCCGTCACCCGTACCGCTTTTACGTCAGTCTGCATACCCATAAGGGCTACTCCTTACAGAAGGTCAGTATTTTGCAGATACACTACCGTAGCGTCAGCTACGCCTGCGGTGCCATCTTCGTCAGTAGCCGCAAACGTTGCGATCACATCGACGTCTGAAGTGCCGACGTCATGCGAAGTGGCGGCCATAGTATCGCTGAACGTAACCCCCGCCGACTGAACGCTAGTAGAGCTCAGAAACGCGTTGGTGTCGCCAGAAATACCGATGACGACCGTAGAAGCGGTGCCGTCGTCGTTTGCCGTAGTGACGTTGAGTACCACATACAGGATTTTCGATCCTGCGGGGACCGTACCAATTGTGGTCGTAGCGTCAGCGCCTGCAATATCAATGACTTTGGTTTGTGCCATAACAGCAAAACCGACGTTGGTATCATCGCCTTCACGAATAGGGCCCGCTTTGATCGGGCCGGAAAAATGTGTACTAGCCATCGAGTATTACTCCTCTGTGTTTGCGCCAGCGTAGATATTTATCACGTACAGTCGTGATGTCCTTGTTCAAATGCCTAGCACGTTCCGCGTACGTAAGATGTTCATTCTCCAGTATGTACCGAACCTCCGCAAGGCGCTTTTCATCTGCCATCAACTTATTTAAGTTGATGGCGAGTAACTTCTTTCTGTGTACCTCTTTGCTTTCGGGGCTTCGTAGCCTCTCGGCAGCGGCCCTAGACCTAGATATTCGCTCCTTTACCTCTTCCGGGTGAGTCCTACCTCGCAGTGGCGCAACGGCCTCTCTAGCTATGTTGTACACAACCGGGCGGTCTCCTAGGTATGCCTCACCCGACAAGAAAGCGTTTTCAAAGCTGTTCAGGTCTTCAACGCCCTCGCACTCTACTTCGATCTCAGTACGAAAAGCGCCTGTTCCATATTTATGAAAGGCATTCTGGAGCCGTGGGTTAGGATGAACTCCTCTACCTAGTAGGTTTAGGTGGTCCGCAATACGCTTCCGTACGCGAACGGACTGACCCACATAGTAGTCTCCAGTAACCGTGTTAGTTATGGAGTATATACCCATGCAGTCGTTGCTATACGGCATAGGGGACGCTCACCTTTTTGTACCCAACAAAAACCCAAAAATAAAGGGGGCCTGCGGGCCCCCTTTATCTTAGCTAGAACCCGGCGATCCGTAGATGCCAAGCGGGTCCGATACGCCGAAGCTGTATCGCTCACGAGCTTTGTAGCGAACGTTGCCGGTGTCGAAATCACCGTCCATGCCCGTAGACATCTTCACACGAGTGAAGTGCTTGAGGCCGTTCGGAACGTCAGTCATGAGGAACCATGCGTTCGTATCCGTCAGGTAGTGGTTTACACAGAAACCTTCCGGAATAGAGTTCATGGATCGAAGCGCGTTGGTGTCGTTGTCTGCCGTGCCCGTACGGAGTTGAGTCTCCATAAGGCGCGTAGCAACAAACATCAGGCTCGGCGGAACAACCAACTTGCGAGGGCGCGCTGAAATCAGCAGGCCGCGCTCGTCTTCCCACGCAGCGATGGCAATAACGGCGGCTTCCAGAGAAGTCTCGTTAAGGTCAGCACCAGTAGTCGGACGGTTGGAGTTAGTGCCACCGCTGACCAGCGGGTGGTCAGTAGCACACAGTTCTTTGCCGTCACCGTAAGTAACGCTTGAGTCGAACGCGTTGTTAAGGATAGCTGCACCCTTAACCTGCTTCGTGTAGGCCATAGCCCGGGCCAGCGCTTTCGTATAACGAGACGACAGGGAGTCGTACAGGTTATCCTCGATAGCTTCCTCAGTCAGAGAAAAGCCCATTGCGATGGTCTCGTGCGTATAGCGCGCCGTGAACGCTTCCTGCGCAGTATCGTAGTCAATCGCTTGACCTTCCGGCTTAACCGGAGCTGCACCGAAGCCAGACAGCTTCACTTCTTCCTCGAAGTTTCGATCGGACGTATCCTTCTCGAAAATCTCTTCGTGCTCGTTTTCGTACTTCTTGTACTCCATACCGAACAGCGCGTTGAGGCCGGGAAGGAGTTCTTTCAGTAGTTGTGCTCTTGAAATAGCCATTTACTCTACTCCTTACAGGCCAACTGAGGCGTTGTAGCGATGCGCGCCGGTGTTGAACGCGACCAGAACGTCCGGGTACGCGTCAGTCGGATCACCGACATGAGCCACGATTCGGAACGCTTTAGCCGTTGTAGCAACGGTAGCGTCAAGCGCTGTTGTGGAAACCCCAGTGGTCGTGCTACCCGTGCTAGTCGACTGTACAGCGGCGAACGTAGTGTTCGTGCCGATAACCGTCTGGCCGCCAGAATCGTCGAGCTGGGCCTGAAACAAAACGCTCGGGTCGTCAACGACCTTTGCTTTGATCGAGCCGCCGTTTGACACGCCGGAAGGGTAGTACTGGGAATGGATGCGTTGGCCTTCAGCGTTCGTGTACTCACACCCAACGAATACACCCAATGCGCCAATGTTTGCACCGCCAAGGTTATTCGTAGTGATGTCTGCACCGGTGGCTGTTGCCAACGCTACGTAACCGTCACTACCAAGAATAACAACTTGACCGTAAAACAGATTGGTGGCTTCGCCTGCGGGATCAATGAGATACTCAGTGGTCGCGCCAGCGTAGGGCATTCCGTCAAGGCGTCGTACCGGACGAAGGCCGTAAGGCGATGCGGTAGTAGCCATGATTAGCTCCTTTAATTACCTGAACCAAATGTTACCTTCGATTTCCTGTCATGAAACAGGGGCATTCGAGGGTCGTTTTCCCGCATCAGGTTGTTATCTACAGAGTGAATCTGGTTACGAGTCTGGTTGCGATAAAAAGCATCGCGCTCTTTCGCAGTCTCTTCGGGCATCTTACAAAGAATAAGCCCGCCAATCACAATGTTATCTTTGAACCGCTCTTCCGTGCTGTCACTAAAAGCCATGAGCTCTGGGTGATCTTCAGCGCGTACGGGTTCCCAACCTTCGCGGAATTTTGACGAGATATTGGTCGGGTCAGCTGATCCGAGCATCGAAGTGCGGATGTACCGAAATACATAGCCGGCCTGCGGTTCAGGGTCCGGCAGCATGCTGGGCGGGGCCCAAGGCTTCCTGCGTTCGCCTTTTTCGCGAGTTTCTTGCTTTCGATCTAGTCGGTTTTCAGCCATTATCCTTTCCTCATCTCTTCTGCAACCTGTTTGGCGTAAACGTCGAGGGGTACTCCCAGCCGCTTAGCGATTCTGACCTGTGTTTGGGTCAGCTTGATCTTCTTCGGGGCTCGCGACCGTGTTGCGGGCGCTACCACCGTTGAGTCTTTCTCGCGAGACGGTGAGTCCTCTCCTTTTGATCCCCCGGGATCGACGTCGTCGAACTCATCGGGAAACACTTGGCGCATACGAGCATCAATGGCTTCGTAGTATTCATCGCTCTGGGGATTTACCCCGTTGCTAACGAGTTTCTGATGCAGTCCAAGCGCATGCGCTGTCATTTCGGGGTCGGAGCCAAACCAAGAATTTTCTTGGGCCCATCCCTCCGCTCGTTTATCAACAACAGGCTGCTGTCGTTCTTGGACGTCAGAGTTATCTGATGAAGGTTTTACAGCATCCTCATCTTCTTGTAAAGGCTCTAGCTTTACGTTTTCGATACGCTGCATTTTTAATTTGGCGTCAGTCAGCTTATCTTGCGCCTCCAACACCGCGTCAGCGTCACCAGACTCGTACGCCTCCCGGTACGCGCGCTTGGCAGACTCAAGGTCCGACGTAGCGCCGCGCTTTGCTTCCGAAAGCAACGCCTCGCGGGTTTTCCCGAACGACCCCTTTAGCTCTTTGTTCTCGCTAAGCAACTTTTGCGTGAGCCTGTTGAGCTCCTCATTTTCGCGAAGTGCTTGCTCTTTTTCACGGCGCTCGTCGTGATAACCCTTAGTAAAGTGCTTGATGCGCTTCTGGACGCTTTCCGAGTAGTTTTGCAGCTCTTCTTCGGTAACGTCTTCGGGAGGGTCGGCTTTTTTGCGGCCGCGGTCTTGCGGCGGCGTGTCGTCAACCACCTCAATATCGACGTCATCTGCTTCGTCTTTAGTAGGCTTTTCGCGGGTTTCTGACTTTTTATCAGCTGCGTCGTCTTCGTCTAGTGAGCGCGCTGAAGAGGGTTCAATCTCAATCTCAAGCCCCTCTTCGTCAGGGTCAGGAAACTCAAACTCAATTTTTTCTGTAGCCATGATCTACTCCTATGCTCGTGCAACACCGCGGGGGTCAACGACTGTAGCCTGAATAGAATCGTCGTTCATGATCCGATACTCAGTGCCTGCCACCGTGATGCGTGTGCCGGTATTGGCGCGAAAGACGACATAGTCGCCTACTTTGCACCAAGGGCCAGACGGGAAACGCTCCGGGTCTTGGTACGCCTGATCTCCCATGTCGATAACCGCGCCCACCACAGTCATGATGTGCTCATCGCGCATAGTTGATTCGGGTTTATACAGCCCGCTAGCAAACGTCTCTTCAATTTCCGGCAAGGCAATCAACAAGTTGTACCCCACCGGCTTCGGGAGTTGCGCTTCTAGCCGATCTTCAGCGCTGTTAACCGCGCTAAGTTCTGCTTCACTCATCGTCATCATCCTCTATATATGACTTTTCTAGTTGCTTAACATCCCCCAATACCTGCTGGAGCGACTCTATACGGCCCACACAGCGAGTGTACTCGGGGAAATTCTTCGGCCCACCACCAGACAAATAAGTTTCAGTGTCTGATATTTGTTCCGTAATTTTTTGTTTCAGTACGTCAAAAACAGTACTTGCCATTATTCATCTCCCTGCGGCGATCCAGAATTACTCCGGAGGTTGGCGAGCATCTGCATGATGTCCATATCCGTCTGGCTCTGCTGATTAACCACCTGAAGCTCTTGCTGCCGATCTTTGAGTGCAATCTCGGCCTCGGCCTCCCGCTCATCAGTTTCTGCGCGCTTCGCTTCGATCATCTTGTCCAGAATCTCTATAGTGCGCTTGAAGTTGGCCTCGGCCTCTTCGCGCTGGGCGTCAGTAGCATCTTTACGGGCTTTACGCTCGATTTCAGCTTGCTGAATCTGAACCTTCGCCTGCTCCAGCTGGAACATCGGGTCTTGCGCTTGCTGCTGAGCCTTTTTCTGCGCCGCTTCTTTCTGGTTAGCCTGTGTAAGCTGCTTGCCTGCGTCAGCAACGACCCGCGACAACTGCACCTCGATGTCTTCCGGTAGAGGCTTGTCGGGAGCGGGCAAAGGCACACCGAGTTTCTGCTCAATGTCGCTGCGGTACTTGAACGCTAGGTGCTCGGCGATGTGCGCTTGTAGCGATGTCAAAATCTGCTTCGCCTGCGGGTTCTGCCCGATCATGCCTGCGACCTGCGGGTCTTGCATGAACGCAACGTGGGCAGCGATATGAGCGTCGTGGTCTTGGTACATAAACGCTTTCATCGGCTTACCAGTCAGTGCGGACATGTTCTCGCTTACAGGGTCCGTCGGCTTCATGTCTTCCTTCAGGGGCACAAGTTTTTCTGCGTTCTTGACGCCCAACACGTCGATCATCTGCCGGTGTAGCTGAGGCAAGTCGTAAATCTGCGGGGCCTGTGCGGACAACTGCATAATCGCTTGGTACGTCGCGATTTTTTGCGCCATTGTCGTGGAGTTGGGGTCACTTACGGGGATAATCTCGATCGCAGCGTAGTCTTGACGGCGGGCGGTCATCACCGCTTTTTCCGGCTGATACCCGTACTCATCTGGCGCATTGCGCTCAATAATCCGCTTGAGGAGTTTGAACTCCTGCTTCATCGCATAGTGTATGCGGGCCTGTACGGCCGCCATTGGCTTCAGCGTGCGTTCAAGCAGTGCCAGCGTTGTCCCTACAGGCGCTTCCGCGTTGCCCATATCCGACACAGACATGTCCGAAATAGCCGCCAGCCGACGGCCTTCCTCCGTAATCTTCTCCAACAGGAGAAGTAGTACCTGACTCGGCTCGTTGTACGGCAGAGTCATGATGTTCTCTTTGATCGTGCCGCCCGGGACGTCTACGTCACGAAATTCACCCGGGGAGATTGGCGCATCGTCGCCTTTTATGCGGAGTCCCCGGGTCTTGAGTCCGCCCGGGAGGTTAGAAAGTGTACCTGCGTCAACAAGTTGTCGTATGAGCGACGTCCCGGCGCGCGCGTAGCCGCCGACAATATGAATAAGCCCGAGCCCATAAAACCCCGTCCCGGGCACATACGTATAGTGAACAAAATGCTGGCGTTTTTTCAGCGCGCTGTCGTTCTGCTCGTAGTTGCGGCGGATGCCAATCACTTCACCGCAGCTGCGCTCGACCGTAATGACGTACGGCACAGCGATCTCATCCTCCGTGTCGTCTCCCACCGGCAAAACGTAATCGGCGTGAATCTCGTACAGCGTGTAGCGGTCGTCCTCATTCAGCTCAAGTCCCGCTTGGTCTGCTTTTGCCTCTTCAACATCAGAATGGAACGCTTCGGGCTCGCCGAGGTCGACGTCGCGGTAAAAGCCCGCGTCCATCAGCTTCAGCATCTCGTTCTTAGTCTTGCGCATGATGTGAGTCACACGCGGACAATTTTCTATCTGTGACTCGCCGTATGGCACGACGATGTCTTCCGCAGGCACAAACACCGCGGTCTGCCTACCCAAACTCGGGTCAAAATACACCTTTTTGAACCCTGACCCTGCCAGACCGAGGTTGTACAGCAGGCGCTCGTGCTCCGGGCGATACTCAGGCATGCGCTCGGTGAGCTCGTAGTTCATGTCGTCCCGGACTCGCTCTGCGGCTTCCAGCTTTTCGCGGGTCTCTTCGCCAATCAGCTTGGTTTTGACCGGCCCCGCCGCGGGGAACGTCTCTACAATAGTCTCCGCCTGAAACCGGATAGCCGCTTCGCTCAGGATGTTGGAATACACCCCACACGCGCCTTCCCACGGCTCGCTGCGCTCTTCATACTCAAACCCGAGCACTTCAAGTCCCTTGACGTAGGTGTCCACCCAGTCTTTTCGCCCGGTAATATCCGTGTCGACCATCTCTCGCAGGTCGCTGGATATCTCCATCAGGGTGTCGTCACTGAGATACTCCGCCAAATTAGCGTCAAACGGCGCTTCCGCCAGCGCTACCTCGTCGTCATCTTCCGCGTCGAAGTCCACCTCAACCCCGCCGTCTTCCATCTCGATGACTACTGCGTCAGGATCAGACTCCACATTCAACATGGCATCAATATTCGGCGTGATGCCCGTTACGTCAATTTCAATCTCTTCTTCGTTCCGTTCAATCGCCATTAGTAATAGCCTCCTTTGCGCCGATACCGGAGAATCTCTTCTTCCTCCTCATCTGACGGCAATGAAATAAATCCGCCTTGCCTGAACCGGATCAAGGCCATAACTGTACTGTCTACAAGGTCGTCGTTTTTCATGAACGGAAACCCGGCAATTTCTTCCACCACTTCTTCTGCCCAGCGCGTTCTTGGCACCCAGCACAGTCCAGAGGCGACAATATCGGAGACAGAGTTCAGTCGGGCCAGCTTATCACCCGTACCGCGGTGAGGGGTATACTCACTTACCGGTAAGCCAGTACGACGTAGCTCTTGGTAAAGGGCCACGCCCGAGGATTTCTTCTCGACGATGAAGGCGTCCGGCTCCCAGTCTTTGTGCTCCTGAAACGCCTTGGCTTTGAGCTCTGGAAACTCGTACCGCTCTTTGATGCAGTTGAGAAGGATGATGTTGTATGCGTTCGCTTCTTCATTGAAAAACACTCCCCACGTAGTAATGGCGGTAAAGTCTGCCCGGGTCTTCACTTCCTGCGCTGTATCCAGCGACATAATGACGTATTCGCAATCGGGCGGGTCGTCTTTTGCCCAGATGTTCCACCACTCGCGTTTGACGATTGCGCCTTCTTCAGAGGTGGGGTTCTGCTGGTACTGGGCGTTCCACTGGAAGTCGGGCATTGATGCTTTCGTACGCAAAAGCGCTTCGAGGTCAAAAAACTCCGGCCAAAGAGGCTTTTGCACGATCTTGTTGTCGCGTTCTACCTCTAATATGGCCGGAAACTCGACAATCTCGTACTTATCCGCCCGCTTATTCTTGCCCATATCTTCGACCAGACGCCCAGTCAGGTCTTCTTGATGCCATCGAGTATTATGGCTAGGGATGCCGTTTGCTATGAAGTTTTCGGTGCGGGCTATCTGGACGTCGTAAACGTCTTCAGTGTGGGTCTCTTCAACCGACGTTATCTGGGTCGTCGTGAAGCGCGATGTACTGGGCAACAGCATTTGCGATTGCTGAGGTCTTTGCATATCCGACAGCGAGGTTACAGTCGTTGCACAAGAGTCCGCGAACCCGGCCCGTGTCATGGCAGTGGTCCACGCAGAGCTTCCCGTTCCAGTGAGCCCGAGTATTGTGGGTAGTGGGGGGCTGTTTGCAGATAGCGCAGAGGCCGCTCTGCTCAGTAAGTAGCGTATCGTGCTCTTCCATCGTAAGCCCATACCGATGCTTGATGTGGGCTTTGCGGTTGCCCTCTGCCGACCTTCGGTACAACCCTTCGCTCCACCGCTGCTTGTTGTAGTGGCTTTGGCACAGCCCTTTACAATAAGCGGGGCTGTCGCACTGTGAGCACTTTTTGCCGCGGTGTTTCCCATAATGCCCAAGCGGGCGATAAGGCGCTTCAGGGTGTTTTTTGTGGTACGCCGCTTTTGATCGGCATGCCCCACATGGAGAGGGCTTGGTTTTTGCTCTCCCCGCCCGGCTGCATCCTTCAGTAGTACAAGGGAATCCCCCGGTCTCAACTCGCGTACTTTGACCCACGTATATACTCCGTCACGCGCTACGAGAAACGGATGTCTCGCGTTTGCTTTGAGTACGCTATGTGAGGTTGTCTTGATTGTAAAGCAACGATCAGGGCCTTGATTCGCCCAGTTCAGTACCTCCGACGCTACTAACTCGCCTTCACAATACGACGCTACTTTGTCCCCGGGGCGCACATCTCGCAAGGGGCGCTCTGTGCCGTCAGCCATCAGCACCCCGGTATCTCCTGCCATGCAGTGCACCACCGCTACACGGCCCCCGGGCATGAGACGTGTCCGCGCGCCGAACGTAAACCACTGATACGCCTTCTCGAATACCTCAAAATTACCGTTCAGGACGTCCTGCTCCGAGTGTGGGTCGTCGACTACCAGCAAATCTGCGCCGCGGCCGGCGATACTGGACCCCACGCCGCAAGCGTAAAACTCACCGCCTTGGTTGGTGTTCCACCGCTGCGCCGACTTACTGTCGATGGCCAGCCCCACGTCAGGGAAAATCTCACGAAACCTCGGTGAATTAAGGATGTTTCGCACCTTGCGGCCAAAATCTACCGCCAAGTCGGTCGTATGAGACACCAGCATGAGCTTTTTCTTCGGGTTCCGCCCGAGAAACCACACCGGAAACATCGTACTGACGAGGTGCGACTTGCCGTGCCGCGGTGGAATATTGACCCCAATCCGGTCTTTATCCCCACGTTCTGACGCCATCAGCATATCCGCAAGCATGCGGTGGTGCTTACCGACGATATAGTCGGGGTCCATAAACTTGCAAAACTCGATCAGGTCATCCCGGGCCGCCTCACGAACCTGTCGCGTCTCATACTCTTCCAGCTCTGTCGCTAGCCGCGACAGCTCATCCTCACTGAGCTCATCAATGTTCTTCAGCAGCGCGTCGAAATTCTCGCTGTCCAGCTGTAGCTCAGTAAGGGACTCGGTCATTCTGACTCAATATGGCCTGTCAGCTTGATGGGGAACGATATCTCATACTCAGGATTCACGGTCGTTGCGATCAAGCAATACACACCAAACAGCCCCTCGACAATACTAAGCAGGGGCGCTAGTGCCCAATGCCGCGGGGCTACAACTGCCTCCACGTCGGTCGGCAGGCTCACGTATATCGGCGCAAGCCCGCAAAACCAACCGTAATACTCGAAGTCTTTCTTGTTGAAACTAATGAACCATTCTCTCATTTGTGTGACCTCTGCACCGCGTCTGGGTGAAATCCTAGTGTCCACGCGTCTAGCCACGCCTTGAGCATTTCTGGCGGCAGCTTCTGAAGCTCCAGCACGTCGTCGTAGTTCAACGCGATGCGGTGATATCTCCACCCCATCCGCGGTCCGAAAATATTGCAGGCATGCACCTCGTGCCCTGCGCTAATCAGCTTCATTCTCTATAACCTCGCCTTCTTCGACATTGACAGCGTCCTGAGTGCGGGACACTCCAGTCAGCCGCTCTAGCCGCTCAACCAGCTTAGCCCGCAGTGCGCTTGTGTCCTGATGCTTGATGGTGACTTCAGATTTTTCAGAGAACAGGCCGACGTCACTGATTTTGCCGAGGAGCTCCAACGCTTTTAGTCGGATGCGGGCGTCGTCGTGCTCTGTCTCCAGCAAGAGTTTATTGGTAATCAGGTTCCTGATCTTCTGCGCGTCCTCTACAACGCTCGCGCTGTACTCCTGCAAAACGTTATTGACCAGCACGACTGAAGTGCTGGATAGCTTAGAAAACTCTGCTGACGTGATCTGTTTGTTGGCTTTTTCCGGGTCTTCGGCGTACTGCTCCACAACAGAACTTATTTGCTCTACGTCTTCGTCATCAAAGTCTAGTTGGCCAAAGTCAATCGGGTCGAAATTACGCAGGGAAACCATTGTCCTGCACGCTGCTTCTGCTCTAGCGCGCACGTCCATATACGTTTCTTTCGTAGGCAGGGGTATGCCGGCTTCCGGGGAGAAAACCGTGTCGCGTGAGAATTCAACGACCTGACTTGTTAGGTCTGCCATAAACGTTTGTAGCACTGCATAGGTACAGGTTTTGTGAATCTACAAGGTTTTACAGGGGAGGTAAAGTCTTTTTACGGGGGTGGGGGAGGGTACGGGTAGCGTTTGGCCGATTTTAGCCGCTTGGTAAATTTTTGCGTGCCCACGTAGCACTGCGCCTCTGGAAACGTGACGAAACTGAATTTATTCGCGGAGAATAGATAGTATAGGTAGCACGGGACTCCAAGCCGCAAAGGGGGTTCCCCTACCCCCGTACCCCTCGCGCCACAGGGCATACCGCGCCCGCGCAGCCACACCACACGCCTGACATCCATTTGTTATAAGACTTTATAACATTGCTAGAATCGTACAAACCCTAATAGTTGTGAGATAATGTCTTCATCGAATGGGGAATGGCCCTGTTCGATCTCACTTACTTTGTTCAATGGAGAACACATTATGCAAAAGCAAACTGTACTTAATCGTGAATTCGTGGCACTTGGCGCTGATGGCGCTGCCGGGCTGTGGGACGTAATGACAAGCGCGAAGACGCTCGCGAACCGTACCGCGGCTATGGTGGACCTGTTAGCCGAGCGCGGCTATACCGACCCAATGGCGCTGGATACGACAAAGAGCAATAACGCTTTCTCTCGCGCCCTGTACAACGAGGTCTCGTTTATCAGTGCGGCCAGTACCCTGTCGGATTCGGATTTCAACCTGTTCATTACAGGGAAGCGCGATCATGTGTATGAAGGTCTGCCGAGTGACTGGGACGCGGGATGCGTGACCGACGACAAAGGCGCGACGCTCACACCTGCGGCTGCGGCCAAGATTCACCACAAGGGCGAGCGCACGCCGATATCGCGGCAGGTATCTCCATACGTGGCTCTCGTGCGAAACGGCATGAAGAAAGCCACCGAAGATGCCGAGCGCGCTCAGTCAGGTGACGGTGAGTCTGGCTCCAAGGATGGCACGAAGACAGGCTCACGCGCGGGCAAAGGCACGACTTCGCCCGAGCAAATGCTCGGCAAAAAGGCGGAAGAACTGATTGCCCGCGCCAAGTCTGACAAGTTCCACGAAGCGAGTGCGAAACATCGCGCGGCGCTAGTGGATGCGCTGGAAGCGTTGCGCCCGATCTTGAAAGAGATTGAGCGCACTGAAGGCGACGCGAAAGCGACTCACTAAAACGATACGGCCCCTGCTTCGGCGGGGGCTTTTTTGTGTCTCAATTATTTTGTTATAAGGAGTTTATAACATGCAGAAAGACCTGTTCACGCCTTATCAATTGTGGCTCGCTGAAATGGCGAACCTCTTTCCCGAACTGGCAAGATACGATCACGTTGGCCGGTTCGTCGGGCTCAAGCCGACACGGACATGGGCAGCCGCCCAAACCAATCTCCTCGACTAACCAACCCAAACCCCGTTGCTCAATGAGTGACGGGGTTTGATACCAGTTCTAGTTGTAGCGCAGAGCCTCGCAGCGAGGCCGACCTAGCCCAACCCCGCCCGTTTAACTTCTCTATGAAATCTACGACATATATGTCGTAGATTTTAAACTCTTATATACAGCACCGCAACCCCTTGCCATGTCTTATTTACGCCTGAACTGTGGAGGTTTCTCCACTATTGGGCGGTCGATGCCAGTTCTGGCAGTAGCGCAGAGCCTCTGATTTCAGTTTTGTACCACGCTGTAACCCGCATGGATACTGGCTTGTATCGTTTTTTGGGCATTTTGTACCGTTTGTAGCAGTTGGCCTGAAAAAAGTGGTACAAAAGACAGGAATGGAAAAAACGTTATAAAGTCTTATAATATCTATAAGCCCGAGCTGTACAGGCATACAGGCAAATCGCTTATTATTATTATTTGTATCAATAAAATAATATATATAGAGAATTTTATGTGACGACAATCACGTGAGCAATTCGTTTTGTGTGTGTTGGAAGTTGAGATTTGGTTTCATCGTCAAAATAGTGATACAACGATACAATTGATACATCCCTTTAAAAATGCGGACCTTTGCGGTACAAAACGCCCCCCTACAAATTCGTTAGTGGTACAAAAGTCATATATGAAAAATCCGTAATAATCTGTACCAAGAACTACCAGAAAACCGCTGTATATCTATACACCCCGTGAACGGATTTCCTGCATTTTGTACCGTTTTCATTTTTTCTCCATTTTCCTAGTAAATAACCCACCTTTTTACACAATTCCCAAAGTTTGACAAACCCTCCTATTTTTGAGATAATATACAAACTGGCCGGAAACCCCGTCCAAACGCCGCCGAAATTTCGGCTGCTGTACTCTTTAAGATCATTGTGTCTCGCTTGCCCCTGCAAAGCGCCCGAATAATGGAGATATCTCCAGATTCGCCCGTGTCCGTCTGGTCAGTTTGTTATAAGCCCTTTATAACTTCCCGCTCCCTGCAAGCAACGAGATTGAGTGCATCAACCACCATATAAGGTATGTCGCAATACTCTGGTACACACAAGCCCGCCGCGACGCAGCGCGTGTAAAGCTGCCGAGGCCGAGCGGTGAACGACCTGTCAATTCTCAGACCACACGAGCTACAGCACCACCAGTGCATATAGTGTGTGTCGCCATAGAAGGCAGCAGGATTAGTAACCAATAGATTAGTGCCGCTGTGTGCCTGTCCCACGAGACGACAGGACTCCAGTAGAGTTACAACAGAGTGCGATATAGATGAACGGGTGGCCTGTGGCAAAGCAAAGCAGGAAAGGCACACATGCGACGCATGACAAAGCGTCGTTGGCTCCGCGAGGAGATAAAAGCTACACGACAGGTTTGCGTATCGGTGACGGTACGTGAGGCAGTAGGTAGTGCAAGAAAACAGGTTCAACTGATTTAGTTGAATCCATGTGTTGTGTGCGTGTGTCAGGCGCAAAAGGCAGAGCTGCGTGGAAGTGCGTGAGGCGGCGGTATGTCCCGCCAAGTCCCTATAAAGCGTAGTGAGCTGTCACTGACACCTCGATAGAGTGCATTTACATAAGTTAGTGCATTCTACAGAGCAGTAATTCGTTATAAGTTCTTTATAACAAACCTCAACACATCAAGGAGAAACACCATGTCCAAACTAACTAAGACCCAGATCAACCACATCCTCAACCGCGTATGTGCTCGGTATAACCGCGCTGATTTACAGCGCGCAATAGAGGCCAAGTATCCTCTCCCCAAAGAGAGTGCTGCGGTAAAGGCTTACCGAAAGAAACTGAATGACGTCCTCCAGTGCAGTCGCGCACACTCCTCCGTCTACGACAATTCGGACACCATGCTACTCATCGCCGTAGCGGAAGTAGGGCTGCCTTCAGCCGCGGTTATCAACTACTTCAAGCGCAAAGGGAAAGTGAAGGCGAAGCGCGCGGAGGTGAGGGAGCGCATACACCGCGAGTTCCATGCGCACAAGGACGCGCTCGAAGATGATCTTGTCATGAACGGCGACGCCAGCAGCCTGCAAGAAGCGCTGGAAGCGATCGACAAGATTCTCAAAGTCTAAACGACAGAGCCCCTGCTTCGGCGGGGGCTCCAAACACAGGAGAAACAGTTATGAGCA